AAAACAGAATTGATAAAGCGGTTCGTCAGGCGAAGAATTTTCAACGACGAGAACTGCAAGCTCTCCAATACGCCAAACAGGCAATGGAAGAGAACAAAAAACTTAAAGCACAACAAGCGCAAATGGGTCAAGACTATGGCGAAAGTTACGGCGCTGAATTTGCGGCGCGTGTTGAGTCGCAGTTGGAGGGCTCCAAAATTGCATTGCAAAAAGCCATGGAAGAAGGGGAGGCTGACAAAATAGCTGAAGCCCAATCCATTTTAGCGGCAGCATCAGCGGATAAAGTTGCATTGGATCAGTACCAACAGCAATTGCAGCAATACAACCAGCAAATGCAAGAATACAATGAGCAACAGCAGGCTTATGCTCAACAGGTACAACAACAAACTCCTACACAACCGGCTTATAATCCGCCCTCTCAGCGTGCTCAGAAGTGGGCAAATGAAAATACCTGGTTTGGACAGGATCAGGTAATGACCAATGTTGCGTTGACAGTTCACAGCCAATTGGAGAAAGAAGGATTTGACACAGAGTCGGATGACTATTACTCTGAGATTAACAAACGAATGCAACGAGAGTTGCCAAATCGTTTTGACAAAAACGTGGAAGCAAGCGGGAAACCCGTCCAAACCGTAGCTTCACCATCACGCGGTAACTCAAATGGGCGCAGGAAAAATCGTAATCAGGTGGAATTGACACCCAGCGAACAGCAACTAGCTAAACGTCTGGGAGTTTCTTTCAAAGATTATGCAGTTCACAAAGCGAGGTTAGACAACTCATGAATGATAAAGCTGAAATCGAAGAAAACGTTGAAATTGATAGAACTCCTCGGAGTTCCGAAACACGCGACACCCAAGAGGCACGACGCCCCTGGGAGCCGCCTTCTCTTTTGAAAACCCCCAAGCCTCCTGATGGAATGCGATATCGATGGATTCGTACTGAGATCAGAGGACAGGAAGATCGAAAGAATGTCATGCAACGGTTTCGCGAGGGCTACGAGCCCGTCAAGCCTAATGAAATTCCGGAATTTGACGTACCAATCATTGACCACGGCAAACACGCAGGTGTTGTCGGAATCGGTGGTTTGATGCTGTGTAAGATCGATGAATCGATTGTCAGAGAACGAGAAAATTATTTTGCAAGAAAAACAGACAATCAGATGAATGCTGTTGATAATGACCTCATGCGTGAAGAACATCCTGCTATGCCGATCACTAAAAATCGGCAATCCAGGGTTACTTTTGGTGGTGGTTCAAAAGCGAAAGCCTAGAATCACTTAATATTAATCTCGTGATCGGAGAAGTTAATTATGGCAAATAAAGACGCCGCATTTGGTTTGCGTCCAGCCAAGCATGTTAGCGGTTCACCGTTCAACGGAGGTCAATCTAGATATCGTATTACGACTTCGGCTCAGGCCTATACGACTAAGATTTACATGGGTGATATTGTGACCCAGAACACAGCCGGTACGGTTACCCGTATTGCGCGTGCTGATGGTGGTAGCGCTACAAGCGACATCATTGTTGGTGTGTTCAACGGTTGCTTTTACACCGACCCTACAACCAGTAAGCCCTCATGGAGTAATTACTGGCCAGGAAACGCTGCCACGGATGCAGTTGCTTTCATCATAGACGACCCTTATGTCATCTATGAAGTACAAGCAGACGCTGCTTTCCCGGTAACGGATCTATGGGGTAACTTTGACATTGTAGATCAGTCGACAGTTGGATCAACCACAAGTGGTCGTTCCAATGTAGAGCTTGATGTGACAACTGGGGCTACTACAGCCACATTGCCACTGAAGGCGATTCAGATATCTACAGACCCTCAGAACTCCGACGCTGGTAGCGCGAACACCAATGTTCTTGTTATGGTACAAAATTCATTGTATAGACAAGCACAAGTTGGTTTAGCGTAAGGGAGAAATAACTAATGGCAATTTCAAGAGCACAGCTCGTTAAAGAATTAGAGCCTGGTTTAAACGCCCTATTCGGCATGGAGTACGCTCGTTATGAAGACGAGACGAAGGAAGTTTTCGAGACTGAAAGTTCAGATAGAGCTTTTGAAGAAGAAGTTCTGATTACAGGATTCGGAAATGCTCCCGTGAAAAGAGAGGGTGATGGAGTTGAGTTTGATACAGCCTACGAAGGCTATACTGCTCGCTATACCCATGAAACTATTGCACTGGCATTTGCTTTGACAGAAGAAGCTGTAGAGGACAACCTCTATGACCGGTTGGGTGCACGTTATACGAAAGCGCTTGCGCGTTCGATGGCACACACCAAACAGGTTAAAGGCGCTAATGTTTTAAACAATGCATTTAGCTCTAGTTACACAGGTGGAGACGGACTGTCTCTAGTGAACAGTGCGCATACCCTAGCGGGTGGCGGTACTTTCTCAAATACACCTAGTACCCAAGTTGACTTGAACGAAACGGCACTTGAAGATGCGTTAATTACAATTTCAACTTTTGTTGATGATCGTAATCTAACGCTTGCTCTTCAAGGGCTGAAGCTAGTTGTGCCACCGCAACTCCAATTCATAGCAGACCGCTTGCTTGAAACTCCAGGCCGTGTCGGAACTGCTGACAATGACATAAATGCATTGAGGAACATGGGAATGATTTCAGATGGCTATGCCGTCAATCATTTCTTAACCGATACAGATGCATGGTTTGTCTTGACAGACTGTCCAGATGGAATGAAGCATTTTGAGCGTACGCCAATGAGCACAAACATGGAAGGTGATTTTGACACTGGAAATGTTCGCTTTAAGGCTAGAGAGCGTTACAGCTTTGGTTGGAGCAACCCGCGTGGCATATATGGCTCATCGGGTGGCTAAGAACCAATAATGGAACCTGTGATGCGGGGGTTTCTAACTCAACCCGCATCCACTTTCTAGGGGTAAACTTGTCCTACAGACTGACCTAGCAGACAAGCCAAGACGGTAGGACTTATTTTTTCGGAGGAAAAAATTATGGCACAATCAACCTTTTCAGGTCCTGTAAGATCACTTGCTGGTTTTATTAACGCAGGATACAAAGCAACCGTTAGTTTAACGGCAAACACAACCATCACAGTGGCAGCTCATGCTGGCAGAACGCTATTATGTAACGATGCAGATGGAGTATTTACACTTCCAAGCATTGTAGTTACAGAGCCCGATGATAAAACTGATCCAGGACAGCTTTGCAACTTAGGCGCACAATTTACTTTTGTTGTCGTCACGGCAGCAACTGATATGGATATCGTAACAGATGGCACAGACAAGTTTGTCGGTGGCGCTTACACCGGAATTGATGACAGCGCAGCAGGCAAAACCTTTATTTCTGGCTCATCCAACGATGTTATTACACAAAATGGCTCAACCAAAGGTGGTTTAGCAGGAAGCATTGTAGTTGTTACTGCAATAGCAAGCGCTAAATACCATGTTGCAGCACAGCTACTTGGTTCAGGAACTTTAGTAACACCATTTGCTGACGCTTAATAGGGGGTAAATTATGGCTAATACAGTCACAGGTCCCACTAAGCAATTTGATGGAAACAGAAAACTAATCGTATATTGTTCTATTTATTCAGACGGTAGCGCAAGCAGCACAACCCTTGTAGATGTTTCAGGATTAAATACATTTGAAGGAGTGTCTTGTTCAACCGTTACTTTAAATAAGATATGGTACACAGTTGGAGGAGGAACAGATGCACCTGCGTCCCTAGACTGGGATGCAGATACTGATGTTACTTTTCTAACATTGTCTTATGACAATTCGTTTGATTTTAGTGATTTTGGTGGTTTAGTAAACACAGAAGCAACTGGTTATTCAGGCGATGTTCTTTTAGTTATTCCGTCAACAGCTGATGCTGGGAATGAATACACCGTTTGGTGTGAGTTCATTAAGAACTACTAATAAGAATGGCTACTTCCGGATCTCGTGATTTCCAGCCCGATGTGGGCGAATGGATCGAAGAAGCCTATGAACGCTGTGGGCTGGAGTTGCGTACTGCTTATGACGCACGCACAGCCCGCCGTTCATTGAACATCTTGTTTGCCGACTGGGCAAACCGAGGATTGAATCAATGGACCATTAGCAATGTTAGTCAGACACTGACTGAAGGCACCGATTCGTACAGCTTAAACGATTATGTAATCGATGTTCTGGATGTGGTGTTGAGGCGCACTGTCAATGATGTTGCAACCGACTACCAAATGAACCAGGTTGGACGCGCAGAGTATTGGAACATTCCTACCAAATCGACCAAAGCAAGACCAACCCAATGGTTCCTGGACAAACAGGTTACGCCAAAAATCTATATTTGGCCGGCGCCTGAGAACAGCACTGATGTAATCAAAATGAATCAGCTTCTACGTATTGAAGATGCAGATGGATCGGTTAATGATTTGCAGATGCCGTTCAGATTTTATCCAGCTTTAGTTGCCGGGCTTGCTTTTTATTTATCACAAAAGCGTGCGCCGGAAAGAATGGAGTCATTGAAAGCTATTTATGAAGACGAGTTTGCCAGGGCTTTAGCCCAGGATGAAAGCCGTGCATCATTGATGGTAAAACCAAACATGCGCTCCTATGGCTATTAAAGATGGC